TTATATTCGTCAAGGTTTCCTTGGGAATAATATAATTTCGGAGATTTAAATGACCAGTTATCCAAAAACAGGCTCACCCTTAGTTGGTAAAGATGGAAAAAATATTACCAGCGCCGCACTTTCAACCAACATTTTGATAAAGGTTGGGACGTTAGCGGTAGGCGCAATCCAGAGCATTAACGTTACCGAGCAAAGATCGGTATCTCCAATAGCCGAGCTTGGAACTGACGGTATAATTGATTCTGCGCCACAATCCTCAACTAAAATTACCGGTGGTTGCAAGCGCATAAGGTTTGATAAGAAAAGAATCGCTCAAGCTTTCGGTAGAGATTTTGTTCACGTTCAATCACAAAGAAAACCATTCGATATCGACATTATCGATACGTGGCTTGGCGAAGAAGGGGACCGGTCCGTAATAACCACCATCAAGAACGTGTGGATTACCCAGATTAGCTACAACTACGCTTCCGATAACTGGATAATCAGTGACGATATGCAGTGGCAGGCCGAAACCATATATACACATTATAGCGGAAATGCTGAAAGCCTATCCAGAAATACCGGCGACGCCATGGAATACTTGGCGGATAATGGCAAATACCGCGGCTCTATGACCACGATGGAAGGGGATGCTCTTATCGACATTCTCGGCCAATAAAGCCACTTAAAAATAATTAAAATATGTGAACCGCCCGTGACTAAACTCATTGGCGGTTCATTTCTTTGATATATTTAAATAAGTAGCTATACTTTTGCGATTGCCGGACAAATACCCTAAATCGCAAATTTTTTTCATCAAATTCAAATCAAAGCATTTAGTTTTGCGCGAGGACCATTAAATGGTAAGCATTAAAAGTGACATAGCAAATAGGAATTTTAATCAAACTGGATTTAGAGAATATGAGGTTCCAGATGAGACCGGTCACTCTCACGCCGTAACAACCGATATTCCAATAGAAGAAATAAACAAAAGCCTTATTTCTCGCGGACTTCCGCCAATTGATGAAAAGTCATTCTCAGAGCATCAGGTAAAAAGCGCAAATCGAACCCAGCCAACCGTAAATAGGCAGTCCTCCCAGTCTTATTTTTCCTCCGAACCGGAAGAGGATATTGAAGAGGTTGAAAGAAAAATAGCGGCAGCAAAAAAGAGCAGATCTAACGGTAGCGGTAGACTTTCGGATGGCGCGAAAAAGAGAATCGAAATGCTTTGCGGCATTTCGAGAAATTTGAAGGAAGTTGAAATAGATGGAAATGTATTTGTGCTTCGTACCCTAAAAAGCAAAGAGCTTTTAGATGCCCTATTGTCATCCGCTAAACTTGACGGTACAATTTCACTTCCATTCCAAACAAGAAAAGAATTGCTGGCAAGATCTTTGGTAAAGATTGCTGGAACGGATGTTTCTTTGTTTTTGGGAGATGACTCAATTCCTGCAAGAATTGAGTTTTTAGATGAGCTAGAAGAGCCCTTGCTTGAAAAGCTTTATAGAGAGTATACTTTACTTGTAAATGACGTGAACGTTCGATATGGCCTAAGCGACTCCCAGGTAGCCAAGGAGGTTCCGGAAGACATAAAAAAATAGGAGAGGAGCCCGAGCATAGATTCCTGTGGCACATGTGCAATATGCTTGGGTGCTTGCCAGATGACGAAAAAATCGAATCCATGGATCCATTTGTAAAGGCCTGGTGTTTTAATAACTGGGTGCAAGATCAAAATGACAAGGTGGATTTGGCTAAAAATCACGCATATATAATAGGATCTTTCATTAATCCAGAAGCCGTTAAGAAGATTATCGGTGACGGAAACACGTATTCAACTACCGATGAAGAATTTGAGAAATCAACTAAAATGGTAATGGAAAGCAGTAAAGCAGAGGATTCTACAAAATCACAAAGAAGAAAGCGAAAGAGAAAATTAAAGAGCTAATCTAGAATTAGACATTAGGGCAAAGAAATGACTCAACAGCCACCGACTGGCATACCAGATCCAAAGGCAGCGGCAGATGCGGTAGCAACAGCCACGGCAACTCCGCTAGAAATTCCGGATATATCCAGCTCGGCTTCAAAGTTCGTTTCAAACCTTGAAAACGCAGGATCTGCCGTATCCGCATTTAAAGATGCGGCCATGTCTTTTGGAGAGGGTGCATTTAATTTTCTAAAGAACCTAGCTTCTTCTGGAAAAGACACGGCATCTGCTATTGATACTGCCACAAAAGCGGCGAGCGGACTGTCAACAACTCTATCAGTAATAGGTAGTGTTGTAGAAACGAACATTATTGGCGATCTTAGCGCCTCACTAAGCGAGGCCAACAAAAATACAATCCACCTATCTCAAAGCACAAACGATCTTTTTGATGTATTCAAGAAAGCGCCGCTCATAGGAGATTTTCTTACAAAAAACGAAATTGGTAAAAAATTTGTATCAGACACGCAGGCTGTTATGAAAAGCGCAGAAGATATACCAAAAATGAGGCAGTATCTTTTGCAATCAGCGGCTGCTGGCGGACAGCTAAACGAAATGCTCGGCGACATGTCAAACATAGACATCAGTAAGCTTAATGAGCAGGTAAAAAATAGCGCTCAAAACATGGTTATTTACGCCGGTACAATTGGTACGACTACAGAACAATATAGGAAACTATACACCGAGTTGCAGCAAGAAACGCCAAACTTTTTGACAAATCAAAAAGTAAAAGTTGGTGATCAAGATTTGACAGAAACTCAGGCCGCGATGGTTTTGGCTGAAGGTACCGGAAGAAAAACGGATGATTTAAAAACTAAAATATCAGAGCTAGGCAAGACGTTCAACATGTCCGGTCAATCAACGCTTGAGTATATCGCTAAGCTTTCGCAGGCAAATGACGAATTTAAAGTTGGAGTTACAACAATAGATGCTTTTGCAAAGAAAAATATAGAGTCATTGACTTACTTATCCGACAAAGGAGACAATTCCATTCTAACGCTAAATAGGATGATGAAGGGGTTTCAAGACACTGGCCTCAGCGCAAAGCAGGCTGCTGAGCTTATTGGTGATATGACATCTGGAATTGCCAAAATGGATATGGCGGAAAAGGGATTCTTGTCATCTCAAACGGGCGGAGCTGGCGGATTGCGAGGAGCGTTCGAGATAGAAGGTCTTCTTCGGGAAGGAAAAACCGATGAGGTCATGAAAAAGATAGAAGAAAATATAAAGAAAAATTTTGGTGGAAAAATATTTTCTCTAAAAGACGCTCAAGAAAGCGACTATGGCGCATCTCAATTTATGATGCAGCGCGAGTTACTAAAAAGCGGATCGTTTGGAATTAAGCCCCAAAATGACGCGCAGGCGACGAGAATTCTTGAGGCAATGTCAAATGGATTTAAGCCGGAAGCATCCGACATGGGCGAAGCATTTGATAAGTACGCTGGCGCCGGGAAGACATTGATGGAATCAAACGTAACTTCATTTTCCACCGCAAATATGGTTCTTGAATTAGAAAAGTTTGAAAACGGCCTAAGAAATACCAATTTGTATTTCGGTAAAATTGGGGCACTTTCTTCTGAAAATAGAAAGCTTGTAAATGAATTAAATACAGAAACCCAAGATAAATCTGGTAAAAAAAATAGAACAGATAATAGAACCAAAGAAGTAATTGGTAAGTTGGGAAATGGCAACGATGCTCTGGGTGGGGTCATGAGCACCACAGACTCAGTAATTAAAGGCGTTGGTACTGCCGTAGATCTTCTTAAAAAGATTGGAAGTGCGTTTGGAGTTACGCTGGAAGATAACACTCAACAACAAGCTCAACCAAATCAACAAAATGCGCCACAAAATGCAGCAAAACCAGAACCGGCAAGGGGACCTAATCTTTCCGAGCGTGAAATTGATGATATTAACGCAAGAAGGTACGGAAATACCAGGAATAATCGACCTCAAGATCAACCACGAGCATTGCCAATAACGCAAAATCAGCCCGCCACAGCACCAAGGCAAAATCAACCGGCTACCGCACAAATACAAACAACAAACCTTCCAAAAACGCCAGCGCAAGCATCAAGAGAAACCGCGCTGGCCATGATTGACAATTATCCAAAAACACTGGAAGTAAATGTAAACCAAGGATCGAGTAATAACCAAACGGCGACGCTCGACGGTAAGGTCGTTGTTCCAACCGTCGAGATGCATGTAGACATGACCTGCAAGACTTGCAACGGCAAGACAACAGAAGTTGTGGTATTGAAATCTAAGCAAAATGAAATAGGCGGAGTTACCACCGTTCCCGTTTCAAGGCCAGCCTAGGATATTCTCGCATTAAATTAGATTTTTCAGTCAAACCATACCAACCGAGCAAATGCCATGGCGGATAATTTAGAAAAATTTTCAGATGGACTAACGTCGTTTATCAATAGCGGATTTCCATCTAATTCGAGCCAGCAGGCAAAAGACTACCAAAAAGATGGATTTATAGTCGCCTCTACTCCAAGTGCAGACGGAAATGGGTTACCATCATTTAACCTAAGTAAAAAGCAACATAGAAAAGGCGAGAAAAAAAGAAATTTAATACATTGGTTTGTGCCTGAGTTTGGCGTCGTTAAAATGTATGTAAACCCCAACTCACTATCGTATGATTACAGAAAGTCAATTACCCCAGAAAGAACAAAAAACGGATTTAATTTTCAGTATTGGGGGGAAGAGCTTCCAACAATAACTCTTGGCGGAACAACCGGCAGCTCTGGGGTTGAGGGTATAAATGTTTTATACGAGGTTTATAGAGCAGAGCAATATGCCTTTGATGGTATAGGTCTAACTCTAGCGTCAGAAAATTACATAAAAAACCAATCTGGAAATCTAACATCAATGATTGAAAATGAAATTGCATCCACTATTATAGATGGTGCTTTGGGCGTCAACAATTCATTCAATACCTTGTCGTCTAGAAAAATACCCACAATGGCAGAATTCGCTTTTGGCGTTGAGATGTTTTATCAGGGCTGGGTTCATCGCGGGTATTTTACCTCAATGAGGATTACCGAAAAAGAGGTAGGTATGTTTGACTACAGCCTATCATTTGTGTCAATTGAAAGGCGCGGATATAGACTTAATAACATGGCTTGGCAAAGAGACCCAACATCTGGATATAGTGACAGCAGCTTAAATAATAGATCCTATGGTGAATAGCTGGATTAAAGCCAAATGTTGGCTGCCCTGCTATTTTTTCAGTATAAATTAGCAATGAAATTAAGTGTAAATAAAATTCTAATTGCCGCAAATAGATTTGAAAAAAAATCTAACTTATTTTTATCAAACAATAACTTCACAAAAAAAGCTAACGGCCCAGAGAATAAAAAAAATAAAGACGGTTGGATGGAGGAATTTCAGAGAGCGAATTTAATCCTTGGCTCTTGGGACAAAAGACTTACAGATCTTAAATCAAGATACGATAAAAATGATGGTCAGGTGCTGAAAAACAAAAGGCACGCCACCTTACTTTTCAGCGACCCCCCTACGCGCCCGAAATGCAGCTATAAGCGCTATAATGCTATTATGCGTAAAAAGATGGCCTTGGTAGATGCTGTTATCAGCATATTAAATAACTATACTGAAGGTGAAGTTATACCTGATGAGGAGCAGATACGGCTACAAAGTATTTTTGATAAGGTATATGCTTTCGCTGAAAAGTTTAAAGATAAAGCTATTAGTTTCTTAGATAGAGAAGAGATTAAGCAGGGCTAAAATTAAAATTTTAGCACCAAATTGATATATCTCCTGAGCATAGACTTCAGGAAGGCCATTTCTTTTAGTGATGGTCCATTTGCAGATGAGCAATGATTTTTTAGATTCACTAGCCTCGATATTGGAGGACCAGTTTTCGATTGGAGAAAACAAGGTTCATACGCTGGATTCTTCGACCGCATCCGGGAATGGTGCCGTTAGATACGGCGCATTGGGCGAATTTTCATCAAAATTCGACAAATCACAGGAAAGAAGATATTTTGAGCAAGGATATCTAAGAACAGATTCCTTTAATGCAGTGCCCCGCCAAGCCGAAGTTTACTTCCAAGAACCATCGGCCACTGTTTTGGTGAAAAAGCGGGCCTTTTCTAGCCTTGCAGAAAATTTCCAAGAAGAAAATCTTGATAAAGAAGAAAGAATATTCATCAAGGCAACGAAGGTTTTGTTTCAAAACAAAACAATACAAATATCGGCCTATGAGAATTTGTGTAAGGCAAAAAATGTCTTAGAAAAAAATCCCAATTATGCGCAGCAGCTAATGCCGCTAATTATGGCGATGGTCGAAAGGATGTCAAATTCCGGCATAGATTCTGAGTCGCCAGGTATCTCCTTAAATTTAAAGCAAAAAAGCGACGCGACCAATTCATTCAAAAGAATAAAATCAGTCACCGACAAAATAAAAACGCTATACGCATTTAGTTCCCAAAGCACGTATACAACATGGATTACGGATTCTACAAATCCATGGAAATCAACATTCGGTCAAGGAACCGGTGTTATTGAGCTTACGAACGTAAAAAGTTTTAATGCAAAGACTTCCGTTTCGCTAGGTGAGGGGCAGTGCGGCTTACATTTCTCAGACCCCTACAACCTAATGACAATTACCTCCTATGACATAGAGAGGGCCATTAGCGATGCCACGAACGTAGCTTATAACTCAAGTACGTTTCAATTCGGCAAAGACAATTTAAAAATAGCAATAAATGATTTAAAAACGCAGCTTGATAATAGAAGGCTTGCCCGAGGAGCGAGTAAAATACAGTTTATTGTGAACGCAAATACTGTACTTGGAAAGAGGGTAAGAGCAGTCATAGATGGCGCGGGCATAGAAATACCATTTACTTATACATTTTCGGATGATTATAAGTTTGACAACAGCGTAGATGTTCCTCAAGACTACATGATAAATGGAGATATTACGGGCTCCCAGGGATTAGATAACCGTAAAAAAGCCATTAGGACGATTACTTCTGGTTATGGCGGTGTAGCGCTCGATCCATACTCTAAAAAAACATTAAATTCTGAGCCTGGAGTATCTTATAAGTCATGGTTTGAGTCTTCAGAATTTACGCTTTTTAGAGATATAATCACAAAAACATTTGATTTGCTTACCCTAGAAGAAAACGCAAAACAAAACATCAAAAAAAGCAATCAAGACACAAATTATGTAAGAAAAAAAATGCGGCTGCATTATCTTGGAAAGAGCATAATCCAGCCAATGGATCAAGTACACATATACATCTCGTCAAAGTCAAAAGAAGATAGGAAGATAGTTGGCGGAATGAGATCTTCCATGGCAGGGCTCTCATTTAAACAAGGTCTTAACAGCACCTTTGCCAACTTCAATACAATAAAGGCATCTTTAAAACCTTCATCTGACGTTTATGCGCAGATAGAAAAGTCAGCTTTTGTTGGAGATGACTTTCCAACGTGGCTTTGGCCATTTTTCAGAGACGCTTTTACAAATGACAATGATGGGGTCCACGTATTTGGAGGGGTGATAAATTCGGCAACATCATCCTATAGCTCTGGAGTTTACGAGCTAAATTGCAGCGCAAGCAGCATGGCCGAGTATTTTAATCAGGGCAGGTTCAACTGGAAACCATCCGTTAACGTTTTTAACGGAGAACTGCTAGATCCATTAACTATATACAAAACTAGGTCTGATTCTGTAAGCTATGATTCCGTAGATCAAACAAGAGAGCTTTTAGAAGAAAATCAAAAAATAGTAAATTCCGGCCTTATTAGGTACTCAAGTGGCGATAACCTTGGTAGCGTTGTGACCAAAGGTAATTTGGTTGCCGATCAAGAAATTGGAGCCCTCGGTCAGCGCAAGTCGATTGTTTACGAGCCAGACGGATTGGTGCATAGATGGAAGGAAGGTATCGGAACGCTAACGCAGCACTCAATGTATAGCGGCAACAGCCGGACCGGATATCAACCTTCCTTTTATGAAGAGCCTTTCGCCGGTCAGGATATTATGAATATAATATCCATACTTGTTACCGGGGTTCCTTATAATTTTGTGACTTACTTTAAGTCAGCGCTTAAGGTTGGAACAGAAAGGGTAGATCCCCAAAAGTTAAAGGTGTCCATTCAATCTCAGATGTCATCTTTGAGAAGCGGCATATCAAAAAACAACATGATCTGGGGCAATTTCGTTCCATTCAAGAATCTTGTTGTAAATGATGCGGAAATAATTAGAACAATTAACGCACAATCCTCCCTATCAAAAAAAAGCTCTGAGATATCTGCCGCTCTAGATAAAATAGCTAAGGCGCAAAACATCATCAACAAGATGACTTTTGAAAAAGATAAATTATCACCAGCTACGGCTAATGGCACCGGCGCCGCTTCCGATATCTATGATAAAGAAATAAAAGCTCAGAGAGCATTAATAGAAGCACAGAATAAAAATTTAAATAATCTGCATGACGAATTTTACAGAACATTTCCACAGGAAATGAAAAATATAGTCGTTATTGGCGACGATGTGTCGTATGACACATATGGAATATATAGTTCTGGCTATGAGCGTCAACTTTCTCAGTCAAAAAGTCAGGCCGCATTAAATTCTGACAACACAAGAAAGAAAGTAAGGAAAAAAATAAATTTTCTTACACGAAGGTTTGCTAGAGATGTAAGGGCAAATCAAGATAAAAATTTATTTATTGTTGATGACAATTATGACAAAGACTATGATATTTGGGTATTCAACGCAAAGAATAGAAAACTAGAGCTGTTTAATAGCGAATACTCGTCTGTAAAAGACAAGATAGAAAAGCTTTCTTCTTTTTTGGATCTAGAGATATTCTGTGACACGCAGGGTCATATTCGTGCCAGATCTCCACAGTACAATAAGATGCCAAGCAGCGTGTTTTTCAAGCTTATTAAAATGAAAAACGAGTACGGAACGCGTCTTTATCCGGCTTTCCTAGAAAACCTAATATCCGATCAGCTTCATTTGGCTTTGCAGGACATAGCCCTTATTGAGGATAAGATTCGCCTTCATTGCGCCGCACTCGGAAAAAACAGTGATGCAGACGTCAATAAATTTATTTCTTCATCAGGCGACCTCAGCTCAAATTCATCAAAATATTTTTACCTAATTTCCAATGAATCCGGCGAAATAGACGATTTGAGAGGGATAAAAAACGATTCAATTGAGGTTACTGAATCTGAAAGAAATTTTAAAAATACACTTGATGGGCAGTTAAAAATAAGAAACATTTTCGTTTTAACTTTCGATTTATATAGCTCCGCCCAAAATACAAGGTCCACTCAAAACAGAGACCTCGCCTCATTGTATAGCGAGCCCGGCGGAAGAGTAGAAAAAATTGTAAACCGAATACTTAGGAAATACGGTGAAAAAATCACCTCGAAGGATTTTGTCTCGGCTAATGGAACATCTACTCCAACTAAAGACGGAAACCTCACGTCCGTAGATATGTATAAGGTTTACAAGAATATTTCGGGAAAATTGCTTGAGCGGCAAAATCTGATAAAAAAGGCAGCCTCTCTCCTAAAAAATGCAATTGAAATAAAAGACGTCGAGTCAAATAAAGGTGTGCAAAACGCACTATTGATGCCTGAGTATTTTGATTACCAGAATATTCCTGACATATTTGAGAACCTAATAGAAGATGAGAGTTTTGATGAATTTGGCCCAGGCTCCGGCTCAAGATTTGTCATAAAAGACTCACAGATAAAATCATTAACAATACGAGAAACGCCACCTAACTTTACTTCCGTTGCCGTTATTGGAAGCCAAGACATCTTGCTTCAAGATGGTCCGCAAGGATTAAATGCGAGTTTTAACGGTCAAAACTTAAATTTTCAAAACTCAGCGGTTGCAGTAGATTATGATATGTGGAGAATGTATGGCTTCAAGTCAACGCAAGCCTTTAATGCTCCATTTTTGAAAGATCCGGACTCTCAATGCGCTCCGATGGCAGTGTCCATATTAAATAAGGCCAGAAGCGAAATATTTACTGGCGAAGTTTCGATTATTGGAAACGAGTATATGCAGCCGGGAGACGTTGTTTATTTGGAAGGAAGAGATCTGCTTTTCTATGTTCAATCGGTAGACCATTCGTTTGGATACAATTCAAAATCATTTAACACAAACCTACGCCTAACTTATGGTAGACCGCCGGGAGAGTACATTCCAACAAAAATGGATATGATAGGAAAGATTCTTTTCAGAAATAGAGAGTCCGGATCCGTCGTATTGCACAGGCATTCAAATTCTTACGGCGAAAAACCGTTAGGCGCGATTTTCATAGATCGCTACGCCATGAGCAAATTGAAAGACATCAATAAACAGATTAAAGAGATAAATAGTAAAGGTAATAGATCGGGCACTTCAGTAAAAGACGATCAGGGCTCATTAGAAGATCAGAAAAAAAACCACATATACGAGGCTCTTTTTGAGGGCGGGTACGGCAACACAAATGAAAAAGTTATAAATCAAATTATAAACGAAATAAGCGTATCTACCCTTCAAAATCAAGACGAAAATACAATTGTAAAATTCAGTATTGTGGCAAGAATATACCGGCTAAATGAAAGTCAGGATCAAAATGAACTCATAACATCAGCTGCCCTAGTCAACGATATTATAAAGGGAGGAAATGTTCCGAGTAAATATGCAAATAAGGTGCCAAGCGTATCTTATGGATCGGCTGAAACAGACGGAAAACTAGAAACAAATAGGCAGCAAATTAACTTAAAAAATCCAAACGAAACCAGATCCCCATCGAAATATTGTATGGATTTGGTTCAAAAGCTCATGCAAGAAGGCATGTCTCCAACAACCGACGAAGCCAATATCCAGGCGGATACGGAAGCCGTATTAATATCTAATTATATTTTAGACTTTTTCTTAGTTAAAAGTTATGAAAAAAAATAGCAGAAAACCCCTCCTTTAGGCGTAAGATGAATGCGGAAAGAAAAAACATAAAAAAATACAATAACATTAACAATGTACGATAACTATCAAATAACCTACCATACAGATATTGAGACGCCTTCCGGCGCTCTTAGACAGGGCGTTGTTGTTGGGGTTGATTACAACGAAAACACCATATCTGTAAGGCTTAGAAACACGCCAAACATGATATCGAACGATATTGTTGTTACGGTAAAGATGCCTTATGCGTTTTTGTCATCAAGCGGTATGTTTGTCGGTAGCGTGCCAAGCAAAGATACAAATGTTTTCCTGACAAGATCCGAAGGGGGGGAATGGTGCTTCGTTTCTTTTTACTCAGATCAAAATACCAATCTTCCAACAATAAGCGAAAACGAGTTATTAATACAGTCATCGGAAGATTGCAAAATAACTCTTGATAACAGAAATAATATAAAAATTGGCTCAGATTACGCCAACTTACAAATAAACGGAAAATCCTCAACAATAAATACCGTCTTTGATAGGCAGGTAAAACAAACCCTCGCATCGAGGTCCGTTGATGGTGTCGTACAGCGAGATACTAATATAGCTTCGTTATACGACAATTCCGTAGAATTTGCCGATGATTCTTGTAAATATGAAATTAGCCTAGATCCATTAACCGCAGTATCATACGCCACAGGCAGCAGCATAAAAAACCCAGCTTTTGTGGAAAACAGAAGTGTGGTTTTTGAATTTGCACAAAACTACACGATAAGGGACGACTTAAATGAATCTAAGGTCTATAAAAAGGATTCAGATAGACTAAAAGATCAGTTACCTGTTATTTTTGGAAGGTCAAATTCAAGCTCTGACATTTTAAACTTAAACCCATCAGAGCCTAATTTTTTAATTGAATCCGTAAGCGGAACCGTAATTGATATTTTCGGAAACATTTTAGATTTAAATAGAAGTGTAATTCCAATAGGAAAAGAAAAAAGCTCTTCACTTAAAAAATCAGAAGATCCTTCGCGGGCATTTCTAAAAATAAGAGAGGCCGAAAGAAAAAGCATAGCTTTTCATTTTGAGATAAATTCAAGAAAACCAAAGCTTCCGGACTTGTATTCAAAAGATGATTTTGCAAGATCAAGAAGTAGATTCTTTGTAGATATCGATAAAGAGGGCCAGTTCAAGATAAATGTTCCAGCCTCAAGTGAAACTGGAAATGTGCCGGTTCTAACAAGATACGAGAACTTTTCGAGATTAAAGGCGCCAGAAGGCAAAAAACTCCCAGAAAACACCGACGTCTTGCATGATTCATTTTCCATATTGAACCAGGTAAAGTTGATGGAAGAAGATCGCCAAGCCTCTCCAATAGATAGGATAGAGCTTGCGAAAAACAGCGCAGATGACGTAAGTAAAAATTACATTACGCTCGGAACGCCATACCATAACGTTTTAAAAAGCTGCTTTGCTTTCCAAGAAAAAAGCGCCCGAGAACTTATCAGGCAGTCACAAACAAACACCGGACCAAACAATAGCGAAATTCATCCTACAATCCAGCACTTAATGGATATTGAGCCGATAAAAAATATCGTTCAGCCAACCATTCAGGTGTCTGGTAAAAACGCAAATGCGGGCGGTAGAAGTGGGGCCATTAATTTAGATGGTTTTTTTAGTCTTAGTGTAGGGGCGAATACGTCCGATAAGCAGTCCGCATGGATTGATATGCAGGGCGGAATTATTGCTAATTTTGGAAGAGACAAAAACAATATAAGCGCAGCTGTTTCTATGGATGGCGATTTAATTGTTCAAATTGGTCAAAATCCAGAAGATCCTGAAGACAATGAATCCGTTGTAACCGTCGATAGTCGTTTCGGAAAACAATCATTTCGAGGCGGATCTTTAGATATACGCGTTCTAAATGAGGGTAACTCCGCTACGTTTGTTAGAATTGACAAGCACGGCGTAACCGTTTTAACGCCAGGAATTATGACTTTGAAGGGTAGCGAGATAAATTTGGTCGCGGATGGCAATGTAACGATTTCCGGAGAAACTGCGTTTATTAACGACACGCCATTTTACCGCTATAAAATTGATTAAAGCTGTTATATACGGAATGTGTCTAAATGTTCACCAAGCGATCTAAAACTAAGTGACCCCGGAAGTCCAGGGCTACCAAACATAATTCCTGGCTTTGGCGTTTCTATTTCGCCAAATGTAAAAATAAATCCAAATATTAATTTAGATGGGTACTCACCGCCAAATTTAGACGATCTTACAAAGTTAGTAGATCTTATTTTGCCGGGAGGCTCTTTAAAGCAGCCGTATAATCTTAAAATAGACGAAAGCGTATTTGATGCCATCGTAAAATATCTCGATAAGGCCTATCCGTATTTGATGTATTATAAATTAATACTCCCAATACTGGAGATGATTCTTTGTGTTATTGAGGTTGTTTGCGCGCTACCAAACCCTTTCAAAACGATTCGAGCGGTTAGAAAGCTTTTTAGGCAATGCATACCAAATTTTTTGTCACTTTTCCCTATATTCGCATTGCCCCTATTTTTGATATCGCTTCTTCTTCTTTTGCTCGCTCTAATTGAATATATACTTGTTCAGCTTGAAAAGATAATTAGTCTTTTAATAAAAAATATATTATCAGCCAGAAACGCCATAGAAAAGAAGGATGCAGTTAGCTACAAAGCTATAATGCAAAAAATAGCTTGGTCACTGTGCTCATTTCAAAATCTGTTCGTTGTTTTATCTATATTTAAATCAATAATTGATGTTGTTAAAGAAATTCTAAGTAGAGCCTTTAACATACCTGCGTGCGACGACGGAGACAATGATTCATGCTGCTCTCCGGATGTTTGTCCGGCATTTTTCAAAAATCAAGACATTTCGTCCTCAAGCGGAGCTATTCAGTACCTCTCTGAAATTAAGCGAAACACAGATACGTCATCCGCACCGCCATTTTTTGCCAACCTACCATCCAACTTCTTTACGTCTTCCATAAGAAAGTCAAGCATTCAGTTTTTTGATGTTCTTTTACCAACAGAAAAGCAGTTTATAAATATTGTAAGACCATACGATCTTTCATATGAGAAAACCTTCTTTCCAAAAGACGTAACGTACACAAAAGACACCCCACCAGAACAGGCCGTTTATACTGTAGATCTTAGGCTTTTTTATAAGCCTGCCGAGTATGGTAGACACGACCTAGCCGGAAATAGGTTTGTTAGAATTAACAAATGTATAGTTACAAAAGAACCAACAGATCAATTAGATACGTACAACAATCAACAGCTTCAAGTGAGCGGTGGCGTTCTTCGACTTGTTGGCGGTAAGGTTTTTGAAGATGATGGTAAAACTCCTATTACTTTAGACGGTGCTCAAGCTACAATTGATAATTTTATATCTAAGCCAGCCGTAGAATATTTTGGATATCAATTACCAGATATCAGCGACGCAATCAACTACAGCGACGTATCTTACACGCTAAACATTAACCATGACCTACTTTCAATGAAATATGGTTTAATTACGGCCGGATGTTCTCCGGAACTTGCTGCCGATAAGGCTAGCGTTTCCGCAGCGACAGGAAATATTCCTGTTAAAACCCAAGATTTAGCAAATGCGCCGCTTCCAAATCCAGGCGAAACCGTAGACGAGATAAATACCGCGCTTTCCACATTTAGAGGAAATGTCAGTGTTGAGGGCGCAAACTTACTTCGTGATACTGTAAAGACATCTCTTGAGAAGCTAAAGTCCGATGCCCTTAATGCCTTGGAGCATATAATACTTTTATCTTGCGATACTTACAAGAGCAATCTCAGCCTGGATACCGACATTCAGTTTACCACCCTTCCAATCAAGGTAAGGGCTGAAATACTTGAATCAAACGGACAAAGCGTCACCTCTGGTTTACCCCCATCTGTGGCCGCGAGTGTCGCAAAGAAAATCGTCGCAAGCGCTACTTTTGGCAGTGTAGACGAATTCCAATATGATGGCTCAAGATATTTTTACGCAAACCTATCGTCTTCAGATGCTGGAGAAGGATCTGTTACGATAACATTTGATGGAAATGTAATATCTAACCTGAGCATCCCGACAGACTTGACAAAACCGATATCCATTTCCCCAAAGTCATCTGAATACAAGTTCATATTTGCTTCGCCAATCGATTCCTCTTCTTCTGTTGATTCCGAAAACAGAAGAGATAGTTCCGATGCCGCTAACGATATCGTTAACGGATCAGATGTCGCAATAAACAGCGAAGGAGTATAGTATGGTTGATAATGCAGTTCCAGAAGTAGATCAAGAGAGCAAGCAGGAGCAAGAAAAATACTATAACATAAACGTTTCTTCTATCTACAAAAACATTATCTCCCAGATTGATAGTATTAGAAGTAACGTCGATGCAACTCAGTTTAAAACAATAAAAACGACAGCCGAGTCTATAGTGGAACAAAACACACCCAAAGAAGATGTTCCACAAGAAAGTAGGTACAGCGCTTTTACGCGCATGATTGGGCTTCCAGTATTTGATGGCAAGAGCCTTTATTCTCCGGGATCTGATGCGGAATCCAAGGAAGATCCGAATGTCATTGCAAAAAGAAATCAAATTGCAAATAACATTTGTAAAGATCAAAAAATCATTAACATACTAAATCAGCGAGAAACGGCGCCAAGAACGCTGCTTAATCTAATATCCAAGCAAGACAGTAAGGCATCTGTATTGGCGCTTTCTACCGTAAGTATAAGGGATTTATCCTTGCCATTTAAAAATGTCATTAACAAGGCATTTGACACCAACGTAAGCGCCATAGATCCGCTTTTTATTTTCGATCCAAACGTATCATCCCAAACAAATGTATCGAAAATATACAAGGAAATCGCCAGCCTTGCAGGATATAAAGATCTTTTAAAAAACAACGAAATACCAGCATCATACATATCTAGACCCCATATCATTAGACCAATCATGACAGATCCGAGGGCGGATTTAAGCGTCATTCCATTTAAAAATAGGATTGCCGCTCCATTTGTAATTGGAAAAGAAAAGCTACAATTAAGGCAAGATGCCTATCTAAGTAGGCCATACATAGAAAAGGTAATAAGAGATAGGTTCTCTTCGTTGGGTCAAATAAAGTCACTTGATCGTGGAAAGCATGTCATTCAAGCGGCCCTCGCAAAAGACAATGCGAGCAAAGATATCTTTGAAGAAATAAAAAACAGCAATGATGTTTCCGCATCTGAAAAAATAGTTTTTGCCAATTTTATAAACATCATTAGAGCCACAATGAGACAGCTCTATTTATGTTTGCAGGATATTTATCCGGTGGCAGCTTCAATTCCGAGCAATCACTCTGAGGCAAAATACAATTGGATTCCAATCCCAAGCACAAATGGCCTGGAATTTGGATGCGAAGCCATGTCACTATCAGACCAGTCATTTAGCCCATCAAATACGGCTGCAGATCAAGAAATTATAAATAGAGAAATTATCAAGGAGCTGGCCGATTTGGCAGCGCAAACCGCAGCGGAATCTGCTGAAAGCAAGCCAGATCTTTCAAATTTTGCCATTACAAACTCTTCATTTCTTATATACGATTTCTTTTCTCCTCAATCGTTTTCAAACGAAGCCCATGAAAAGCTAGATAAGTTAAATGCAAAAAGAAACAATTTAACAAAAAAAGCAAATACCGCAATTTCTTACATTGAAATAATTATGGGAGAAATAAGTGGGCTTGGCCTATCAGACATACTCGCAATATCTGCTGCGCTTTGGTATACGGATAAAAGGCATCTTATCTATCTTATAGACAAAGAAGCTGCGAAAAGAATGTCTAAAGACGCAACGTTAAACAACGAAATTGTTCAGGCCAGAATAAAAGACAGCGACTCTACGGCAAACATGGAGGCCGAAGCGGTTGCGGTATTTCACAGAAACGTAGCAAGAATGTATCATTATATGGCGGAGCTTTATGAGGAAATCTCCACCGAATCAAGAGCCCAGACACAGGTAAAAAATAATCAAAGCCGCTGAAACGACCATTAATTCCGCATATTTTTGGCTTTCAAAATGCCAGCTGCCAAGGTTGATTGATGTCATTTGATATAAAAATGAAGGCCGGTGATATTTCTATAAAGAACGGCCAAATAGAAAAGGTTGAGCTTACTGAAAAGCTTGTTCAGGATATACTGAAGATGGCTTTGACCGATGTTGGCTCGAACATGATGATTCCTTGGTACGGCTCTATGGTCTCAAAAACCCTCATAGGATCTACTCTAGATCATGAGATCGTCGTTCAAATGGCCGAATCTCAGATTCAAAACTGCATTGAAAATATCAAGAAAATGCAGCAAATACAATTATCTAGCGGACAAAATATGTCTCCGGAAGAACAGATAAGCGCCATTTTGGGCGTTTCTGTTGAAAGGAACGCTCAGGACCCTAGAAGATATGACGTTTTCATATCCATTCTAACGAAAGCGTTAACGAAAATAACCACAAAATTTACGGTTTCCCCGTTCTAACCATCCGCAGCCATATTCGTGCCGTATGCCCGCCAAAAGAAAGGCATATAATTGCATTGTTTTGGTATTTTCGCGCTTTAAGAAGCGGCCCTTAATCGCTTAATTTCAGCTGTATTTTTAAATTTTTCTAGGAAAAATAATGGTTGTTGTAAGAAGTCTAAATGAAATTATATTAAGTTTAATAGATTACTTTAAAGCCGCACAACCAGAGTTAGATACAAAACCTGGAACGGTCGCAAGAGATCTGTTTATAGATGCACCCGCATCTCAAATATCTTCGCTTTACGGCGAAATTAATAAGATTTCAGTTCAACAATCAATTCGCCTTGTATCTGGATCAGATTTAGATAAGTTGGCGAATAATTTTGGTTTATCAAGGAATTCTTCCGGATATGCAAGTGGCGTTGTCTTATTTACTTTTAGCTCTTTGCCAGCCAACTTGCAAATCTCTTCAAGAGAAACTGTAACGTCTTCGGGTGGCGCCTCATTTAAGGTAGTTAATGATATTTTGGTTTCCATTGATTCCGCAAACATCTATAGGGCCATTGCAACCAAGTATAGAAATGATTTGGATTTTCTTGGAATAAAAGACACCTACGCCATAGAAGTTACGGTTCAAGCATCGTCTCCGGGAACTTCAGGCAACATCTCAAAATACTCCATAAACAAAACCTCTGCCTATGGTGTTTCAAACGTAACAAACATACTTCCATTTTCTGGAGGCACAGACACAGAAGACGACTCGGCATTTCGAGCGAGGGTACTCGCTATTTTTGGAGGATCAAGTATAGGAACGTCACTTGGCTACAGGGGCGCCGCACTTGGCGTTTCCGGCGTAGCTGACGCTTATGTTGTAGAACCTGGCGATCCGCTCATGAAAAGAGATGGCACCATCACCTCAGAAGATAATAGCGGAAACTTAACGATTGTTAGTGAGGGAACGGGCAATAAAGTGGATGTCGTTGTCTTCGGTCAGAATTTGGTAGATTCTACAGATACCTTTATTTATCAAGACAAAAGCAACACAAACGACCCTTCCGATGTTAAAAACAATTATGTTTTGGGGCAAATTCCTGGCGACGAACTAAAAACAATCAACAGACGAAGGATAGATAATCTTAAAAACAAGATCCTGCCAACACAGCCAATAAACAGTGTTGCTCAGGTTAGTGGAACGTTAAGCGGCTCCAATTTTCAAGAAAAATCAATTGACGAGTATGGAAGAGTATCTGGCAACTATGAGATAGTTAAGGACACTGGATTTTATGGCGGAAGCCCATTCGGATTTGACACATTTAAGTGGATATCAAACAAAATCTCCCTTTATGGCGAAGATAAAATAAAGGGTAAGTCATTTGGAAAAGATGCGCTTACGTTTACGGATGTAACGAGTATTCCAAAACTTCAACAAAACATATCAATTACCAATGAAAATAGCGACGTTGTTCTTTCTGATAGGAGCCTAATAAAGCTTCGTCACGTTCCCGCAATCAATGTATCTAGGGTATTTAATGCTACGACCGGAGAAAGATACACGGTAGTAGATCAAAATTACGATCCAATAGATTCTATAAATAAAGTAGGTACCGTAAAGATATCTGGAAACACGCTTCCGGCATACAATGACGTGTTACAGGTAGATTATACATGGATAGTTGATTATGATGGCTTTTTGGATTATGACGGAAAGCGGTCATTAACACAATCAAACAATGAAGATAGCGTAGATTGGTCTTATGCGAACACTGTTCGGAGAGAAAAAGTAAGACTCGAAAAAAACACATACGGAACGCTTTTTACAGGAAAAACTATACTTCCTATTAGCTCCATAATAAGCGTTATTTATGTAGCTGAATTGGATGCAACCGTAAATAAAATTACAGACGGTCCGTTTGCTGGCAGACTATCTATCTCAGTCGCAGATGCAATTATCGCGTCTACGGCCGTAGACGGAAGCGTCTCGCTGGACTCTATACAGCTAAAAAACACAAATACAGAGGTTTTCAACACCGCTCAAAAAGATGGATTTTTCACGGGATCATCCTTGCTTACTGGGTCTGGAACCACCTATAAAGCTATAGACGATTTGACGGTGATATTGCCAAGCGACAGTCTTGCAAAAGAGGGCGATACCGTAACGGTCAAGTTAAATAAAGATGATGTATTTACCAAATCAGGAGTTACCGGAAGCGTTTCTTCAAATGAAATAACCATACCGGTCGCAAACTTTTCGTCAGTATTTGAATTTACTGATGTTTACATTTCATACATAGCAGAAAACCAAGACATCATGTCTGGTTCTGTAAATTCACTACCAGTCTCAAGGTCTGGAAACAGCTTAATTTCAAATGGCTCCACAGCCTATGAGGATAAGCTAAAAAACAATACCATTAAAAAAGAGCACCAAACAGTATACTATGATGTTGTTTCTGACAGTTTTTACGTTAACTTATCAATCAGCCCAAATGACTTTACTTTAAAGCAATCAAATGTCGTATCTGCGATTAGGCTATCTGATGAGGCGGAGCTTTGGAGCTATGACAACCAAGGAGAAGTTGTTGCCGGTACTGCCAGCTCACTTCTTAAATTGAAATTAAACCCATCCACATCCCCTAAAGATGGAGATAGGGTTCTTGTTTTTTATTATGCAAACAGCTCTAAAAATATACAGCCGGTTGTTTACGAAAATTCTTTAATCCAAAGAAGCTTCGATACCGTTCAAACGGACGGTATGTTTTGTGTCAAATGCCACGCATTTGAATCTGACAACTCTGCTTCATTTCAAATATTCGATCCCAACTTAAAGTACATTTATTTGTCAGGATCTAACGCAAAATTAGTCGCGAATGCTGGCGCCGAAAATGTAGCTGACTTGACACTAGAAGCGTCCAGCATAATTCCATCGTATTTTGATTTTTCATCCGCCAACTTTAACGGAAAAAGAATAAGAATACTAAATTCAAGCAAAAACAATAATAATTTTTATGATATTTTGGATTTTAATCCAACAACGAAAACATTTAAGATATCAAACGATATTTCCAATATCGGAACAAATCAGGTCAGCATAACAAGAATTTCTGACGGGAAAGAGCTTTGGTCATCAGGTGGGATTATAGATACCACTTCAAATAGACTGATGTTTCCTGCCAACCATAACATCTCCACAGGAGATCACGTTATGGTTGCAATTTACAACTTTAATTCAGCAAAAATAGCACCAACAAGACTTTCTATTGTAACCACCGATCAGGTATCCAATCCCGGAGTGCTTTCTATTAATGGAACATCCCTCGTAAAGGTTTCAGATGCAATACTGGTCCCAAAACCAATAAACGCAAACGTTTTTAGGCAAGACCTTTCACCGCTCATCAAAGAAAGTATGGGCATCGCGTCAGATAAGCAGTTACCATTAAACGTTAAGCTGGTAAACATAGCAAAAATAGAAAGGGTATCTACAATAAGCTCATCTTCAACTGAAGTGCTTTCGGTAAACGGCGCCTATGATATTCTTGGCACGAGAATAAAAGAAAATAGCATATACCCAAGCACATTCTCTCAAAAAGAAACCAAAGATCTTTCTTATTGTGAATTTATATTACCACAAACTAGCCAAAACTTATCAAACTTAAATTCTGAAGATAAAATGCGCATTACATTTTATTATGTAATAGAAAACGATGTTGAAAATATCCCGATCCAAGGCAACGGAACATTTTACAGCAATAAAAAATTCTGTTTTATAGATAGCATTTATCCGTCAAGCGGGTTTAGAGCTTCTGGCTCTACAAAAATAACGGTATCGCCGTTAAATCAACCAGCTCCAGGAGCAAGGTACAAAGTTTATTATGATTACATTGCGCCAAAACCAAACGAGCGAATCACCATAAAATATTACTACAATAAGCTAATTTCTGATGTTGCCTTGGCCGTAGATAAAAATAGGACGATCAATTCCGATATCTTGGTAAGAGAGGCAAAACAAATACCAATAGACCTAACTATGAGTGTAAAGGTATCTGCGGCCTACAGTAATTCATCTATATCTGTATTGCAAAACGTCAAAAGCGCAATGCTTTCGGTAATAAATTCAACCAGCCTAGGATCTACAATAGATTATTCTGCGATAGTTAATGCCGCTTTTTCTGTTGCCGGTGTAGCTAATGCGAGAGTAATTATATTTAATAAATCCGGAAATGTCGGGCAAAAAATATCTATTAAAGCAAAATCCGACGAATATTTTGTGGCAAACAATATAGTTATAAATAGAGATTTCAGTTAAGCGGGATAAGCATGTCTAATTTGAGGCTAGTTTCTGTACAAGTTGTAGATAGCGCCACTATTATTGCAAACTTTACGAATAATTTAAGTCCATATATAAACGCCACAAATATCGAAATTACTTCTGAATTGGATAGCGCTCCGGATTCAAAGGTGATTTCTGTAGATGTTCAAGGAAAATCGCTTACTATCACTAGCCAACCCCTAACGCCAGTATGTCCGTATTTTATATCTTTTAAGTCTTCTCCGACTTCCTCGTTTGAATCTGTAAATGGTGATTTTTTATTAGACGATAGCGACCCAAGCAATAAAAAACTTATTGTTGGACCGCCAGAGCCCGAAAACCCATCACAAAAATATCTCTTTAATTATTTACAAGATAATCTGTATAACGTTACGGATACAACTACGACTGTAAACAAAGTAATTCAGGGAATGTCGCTCCTTCTTTCAAAGACCCTTTACGACATTAACCAGGTAAAGAACGAAAATTACATCTCTCTTACTGTAAGAGATGAACAAAAAACAAGGGGCCTAGGTCCGTTTGATAGGTTGGATGAAGAGGGCGCTTACGAAATAATAAGAGTTAGTAAAGGCAGGACCGGAGAAAATTACACCACAACATCTAGTGCAAATTTCTTTTTAGATAATAAAATAACTCTTCAATCAAAAGATTTTTCTGAAAAATTAATCTTGAGCAATCAAAATAAAGAGGGGTTTTTTAACTATAAAGATTTTGTATTAAACCTTACAAAAAAGAATGTAATTAAGATAGACAAGATAAAATTCGTATACGGAGACGGAAGGCCAAACTTTGAGTATAGTGTAGCTGATTATGGATACCAATTATTGGACCCAAGCTATGATATTCAATATTGCTTCCCTTACTTGACCTTATCTTCAAATCAGGTCAAAATCAACCAAGATGTATTTTCCAGCGGACTCGTTTCACTAATAAATCTTTCTAAAATAACCGTATCTGTAGATTATAAGTATAAAGATCAAGGAAGGTTTGTTAATGCGAATAGCGTTAAATTAACTTCCGTATTCTCTTCGATTCGAGAAGAAATACCGCCGCTATCTTCAGTTTTTAGTCTTTCAAATGCGCCCATTTTAGATACGAGCGGAAACGTAGCTCAGCTCGGCGCGCTTACATTTTTTAATATGGACTCGCTAAAAGTAACGGATTCTCATCCGGCCTTTCTTAGCGAAAAGACATTTCGGCTTGATTCGCTACCATCTTCTCCAGGAGAGTACGCCGTAGATTATTCTACTGGAACAGTCTATGTTTTCGGAGAAAGCGCATCCAACCAAGGAACCGGCGCAAGACCTCCGCTCGTAAGTTACCAGTACCTGCACACGTACAAAGACTCTTTGGATTATGTTTACGATGAAGATTCCTATGAACTATCTGCGCTACCAGACGGAAATCTCGTTAATTCCTCTGCAAAAATATCGTTTCAATTCGAAGATGTTTTTACAAACGGAATAGATTATAAGGCAGCCGTTCATCAAGAAGTTATTAATGAAAGAATAGGAAATAAAATACTTTCAGACGCCTCCATAAGAGTTTCAAATGGCCCGGTAACAAATGTCTTCAGGGTTATGAATGAAACTTCCGGCGAAGTGTATTCGCCTTATCGTTGGAACAACGACCGAATTTATTACTCATACTCGACGCCCCCTCAATTTAATGCAATTTCAGGCGAAAGAGTATCTTTCTCTCAAGTATCCGGAGAAATTTTATCAAGGCAAAGCTCCATCACAAACTCTTCCGGAATAACCGTTGCCGTTTGCAACTTGGCAAACAGCAAGATAATTTCAAAATCAGAAGATTCGATTGGTTACGTAAAAAACTCTTCTGTGGAATTTTCAAACAAATCAACCTTTAAAAAAGAAAAATGGTTCGATAGAAGTGCTCCAAGCAATTTTGAATCCTTGCTAAGTATTGGTGACTACACGATTGATTACGACAACGGCGTAGTTTATGTTGCGGTAACACCTGATTATGACAATGGTGTAGTTTATGCTTCATCGCTATCTGTACCCACGTCACCGTCACCGTCGTTTAACGGCACTGATTTTGGAACTGTATCATACAAAAAGCCATCGATAAAAACACAAAAACAGCATATCACAAATGTTAATGACATCTACTACAATATAGATGGCATATCTAAGATAACCAAAAAGTTTAATTATGTATCTTTCTCTGACAGTGAAATACTGCTAAAAGATATTGACACATCTGATAATGATTTCATTAACATAAACAATGCCGTATGCGATCTATCCGGCGGAAATCAAATCTCTTCAGATGAAACAAAGTCCATCCGTGGAATTTTTGAGGCAAACGATCTTTCTTTAAATAATTTTCCGATAAATTTCGCCGAAAGCTCAGACATATCGTCTGGCTCAATTAAGCTGGGCCCAATAACCAAATCAAAGCATGACTATGTTAAATACAGTTCGGCGGATGGCTATTACGTAAATTTGGACATAATTTCAACAAGCCTATCTCCAAACATAACATTTTCAGTTTTGGTTAAACGGAAATCGGATGGCGCCACATTATCATGCACGCTATCCGCAGATGCGAACGGAGAGCCCGTAAAAGCCATTCTCTCCGGCGCTTCAATATCTGTTAACGATTTTGTTTTTGTTACCACATCCATATCTATAAATTCTGGCTCAAGAATTGTTGTTGATAGAAATCGCGGGGAGCTTTACGCAGATTACGTTCATTTGGCCGATGAGATCGTTGTAAGCTATGAGTATGGCGAAAACTTACTTGACTTTAGAGAATCGAGCTCGCTGTCAACAGGAGACAATTATTTTGTTTCCTATAAAATAGGCGCACTAAGAGATGCCTTGATTTCAAATTTTGGAAGCGTAGCAAATATAACTGAATTATCCGAGCCGGACTTGACATTAAATAGAGAGAGGTACCGAGACGCAATAAGCGCCGTATTTGGATCTATCAAAGATGGGCCAACTGAAAGCAACATAAAAAATGTTGTTAAGAAAATAGCTCACGTTGAACCACGGATAATTGAGTCCATGTTTAATGGATGGTCTTTAGGTTCCAGCCTTCTGTCGCCAAGAAATATTATTTCAAAAGGAACATTCTCTTTCGCAAAGGGAAAGTATGATAGGGGAATTCTTTTTGAAAAAGAAAACAATACAATATGTGTCCCTACGTCATCTAACTTTAGACTTGAAAGCGGAACATTTCAGTGCTGGGTAATTCCAAACTGGAATGGCATTGACAACCAGGCAGATATTACCTTCTCAATTTTTTCAGGGAACAGGCAATACAATACAAAAGACATATTTGTTGGCGCCCTAGAATTTCACCCTAAGTACGATAAGCTTGGCGGAAGCGCATTCACAATAAGCAAGGCAAAAGTTTTGCCCGGCAAGCCCAATCTTAATAAGAATGGTGTCTTCATTTACTACGACAAAGATGCGATGGGTCTTTTTGATAGGTGGTATGTTCAAGTCGTAGACAGCAACCCTGACGCAACGTTTGATTTAAACATTGATATCACGACAAACGGAAGTTTTTACGACGCAAAACCAACGGTATCTTCTGTTTCGAAAATAAATTCTTCAAATAAAACGATTTCGCTAAGAATACGCGGCAAATCTTCCATAAAAGAAGAAATCTGTTTTATCGCAGATAAAGATCATTATATTTTGGACTCCGCTGAATCAGAGGGCAAAAATAGATTTTCTTTATTTAAAGACCCAAGCGGGTTCATTAATTTCCGCGTTATCGACAAATATGGCGCACAGTACTCTGTATCTTCTGATGTTTCTTCTTGGAAGACAGGGGAATTGCATCAAGTTGCAATTTCTTGGTCTTTGGCATCAAAAAATAAACAAGACGAAATGCACCTTTTTATAGATGGCAAAGAAGTTCCAAATATTGTTAGGTATGGCGTAAAGAATACTCGGGTGGGACACTCAAAATTTAGAGTCATAAGTAAAGAGGAAATTGCCGGTATTATTGATAAAAAAATAATATCGTCAAACGATTTAAATGTTGCGGGCAATACAAATTTTGCCTACGCAAACTCAACTGTATTTTACGGAGTAAATTCCGGAGATACTCTTTTTATAAATGAGCCCGGGTTCGATCCATCTGGCTATACAATTACTTTAGCCACAGGATCTTCCATTATACTAAATTCAAAAATGCCGTTTAGCCTCGCTGGTGCTAGGTATACGGTAAATAAAAAGACAATCGCGCTGCCTGATGAATTTAATGACTACTCAAAATTTTTCATTTCAAAACTCAGCTCAATAACATACGGAAATGATCTTTCTGTTTCTAGCGGCACCACTTTAGCAACAAGCGCATCGTATAACTTTAGCGACAACAACATAAGTCCAGGCGATATCATTAGGATATACAACGCATCAAACGATATCTACAGAACTGTTTTAAGTGTTTCCGGCACATCCGTAACATTTGATGATGATATTGGATTTACCGATACCGCATGCTATTTTGATATTTATAAAAATAAAGAGATTGAGTTGCGTGGCCCAGCCGCTATCAGCCCCGATTATTCTGTTTCTGTAAACTCATCTGGCTCTTGCGAATTAACGCTTCTAAATAATCTTGATGCAAAAGACATTTTAACTATAAAAACATTGGGATTAAAAGAAAGAAAAATATCTCAAAAATATTTTAGTTGGTCAAAAAATAACATCATAAGAACGACCCTTCCACAACCAACTTCGATGAATTCTGTTAAGATAAGCAGAATACTGTTTCCAAACACCGCCATCAACGCGGACAACTCAGAAGTAAAGCCAACATCTTTTACATATAAAGCGCCTTCAAGTTCATTTTCATTTGGATCTCTATCCTCTCCAGATCCCAGATCTTTGCTAATCAATATTTCAACTGATAACATTGATTTTTCTGCGGGAACATTGGATGTGCAAATAGTTGGTTTACCAGCATCAGAAACCGTATCTTTTAGCGACACAAGACCGCTGCGCACAACAAATAAGTTTACAAGCATATCCGACATTATCGTTAAAGGATCTTTCAAGAACTCCGGCAAAACGTACCTTACGCTTGAAGTTAAAGAGGCGTTACCCATAACAGAGCCAGAAGATGTCTCAAGTACAAATTATCCGGTAATCCGATACAGCTATCAGGTTAAATCTGGAACAGATTTGTCTTGTACCGACGGTAAATCACTGTATTCCAACTCTCAATGGCTGCCAAGTTTTGTGGGCTGCTACATAAAAATACCTTCGGTTCCATATGCGCTTAAAATACTAAGCTGTAACACCGACTCATCTGGCAATTCATATCTACTTGTAAATAACCTCACGCCACTACCAGCGCTGAGCAATGAGTCATATGAAATAGTTCAAGCATCAGATAAATCTAGCGGATTTCAAAACGGATCATTCATTTTTGAAAAGTCCAACAATCCCGGCGAACCGTATCAACTTCCGCCCGGGGAGTATGAAATAAAAATGAGAGTTCCGCTATCCGTGAACATCGGCCCAATGCAATCCAATGCATTTTTTGGAACAGATTTTCGCGGAAGCAATGTACTTCAAGGCGTACTAGACGAGATAAAAGTTAACATAGATGTCTTGAAAGATACAAGAATCGGAGAACAGATTGACTCTAATCAAGAAACAATAACAAAGAATTTTCATTCTATAAAGCGCCTCCTTCCAAATAAGAATACGCTTCTTCTTTGTCACTTAAACGACTTTCCACTGACCAACGAAGCTCCATTTTATTTGCTGCTAAAAGACAAGAAAATGCTTGAGCCAGGCGTAAGTGTAAATGATGAGTTTGACAGGAGCGTACTTATAAAAGAAAAGCCAATTGTCGTTGAAAACAATGGTATTTTAAATCCCGGCAAAGAAGGAACCATAGAGTTTTGGGTCAGTCCAATTTTCGATTCCATAAACGATTATTCGGAAAGGTTTTACTTTGACGCAACAAGCGTCGTTAAAGAGGATACTGTCAGTATAAACGACTCAACACTACAGCTTTCCGGCAATGTTGGTAAAGTGCTCGGCGTGAATCTAAAAAATGGAGATAATAGCACAGATTATTTTTCCGCAGGTTCTGTTGAAATAAGCCCATCCGGAGCTGTCGTTGAGGTGCTTGATATCAGTAACGACATTTTCACTCCAGAAAGTTCCGTAAAGTTTATTGTATCTGAAGATAGAACGGGGTTTTTATACCTCTCTGGAACGAAAGCCTCCCTTGATATTTATGTAGACTCTTCGAACATCAAGCACAATAACGTGGGACTTTTGAAAATTGATAAGAGCTACGTCGATCAATTGTCTTTTGACTTCAAAAATGCAGATTTTGTAGGTAAAAGAGTAAGAATAATAAATCCAAAAAACGAAAACAACAACAATAGCTATTATGTAATAGGCTACGATTCGTCTACAGACACCTTGACGATTGTCAACGATATGGATTCGTATTGTATTTTACCGCAAAGCTCACCAAAGGCATTGCAAATCATTAGCGTAAAGCTATTCAACGATCCTTCGGGAAAGGATTATTTTGATGGTGGCGCAATCGGTAAAGACGGAAGGACAATTTATTTTGGAACAAACCTACCAGAATTAACCGTACCATTCTCACAAAATCAGTCCAATAAAAAAATAATAGTCACCTATAAACCGCTTGAAGGTCCTTGGTCGTTGCCAAATTCCAAAATAATTCGTTTAAATAAGCGATTACCATCGCAAAATACGCAAGTTACCGTAACCTACATACCGGCTGGCCTTAGCGGCGACAGAATGTCTATCTATAAAGATTCTTCTAGCTATTTAAACTTCTCAATTGTGGCAAGCGGAATTGAGAATAAAATAAGGTGCCCGATATTCTGGCAAAGAAATACGTGGCATAGGGTTAAGGCCACATACCGGGTAAACACTGGAAAAAACGCAGATGAAATGAGTTTGTTTGTTGATGGCCGGGAATACGGAAACACATATTTTGGATCTGGCGCAATATTTGGAAACCCAGGCGTATCGGGATCTTCTCAGCCATCCGTCTCCACACCAAACAAAACCATAAAAATAAAAGATTTCTTTAATACACTATATTTTGGATCCGACTTCACAGAGAAAAATAACGCATACTGCCTAATTGATAATTTAAGGATAAGTAATATATCTAGACCCAAATTCTTTGCATTTGGGCAATCAATAGACGTTAATTACAACGCAAATACATCAGTTTCTTTGCCGGTCAAAAAAGACCTTTACACAACGTTGTTGTGGGACTTTGACTCTATCCTTGTAAAAAACGAGGATTTCGCTACTCTCGTAAATAAAAAGTCCGGCGGTTCGGACTTTTCTATAAATATCTTTGATTCTTTTGGCATAATTAGTGGCAGCCCAAAGGTAAAAGAGATTACAGAAAAACTTATCAAGATTCTTAAACCGGCCAATTCAAGGGCTTTTTTGAAATATTTTGATTAATAGTTTTTTTTAGAGAGAAAGCATGTCGCAAAGAAGTCCGGTATCTTTTCCACAGAACATTTGGTTTGATTCTGAACAAGTAGATGATTCAGATCTAACATTAGAGCAGGATTTTAATACCAACTCGCACGCGAGCTTAGTAAATAACCATATTGGGGCTGGCGCAATTCCGGAAAGCCTGGACCAACTGGTTTTATTTGATTCTAACGAGTATGTTCAAAGCCAGATTCGCGCAGGCAAACCGATCACAAACATCATTGTTGATGGAAAAAAAATAGATGTTACAGCTCAGCCAACAGATCAGAATTTTGGAAATCAGCTGGAAATTGAGTTATCTGGCTCTGCCGCTGCTGGCAAAAGAAAGGTAAAAGTTGCCATTATAGGCAAAGACTTTCAGGGAAACTTACAATTCGACACATTCTATTTTTATAGAAACGAGCGCCAGTACACCAAAAAACACTATACAAATGTTCTTATGGTGCTGCTAAATGATTTTATTGGACCGCCATCATTTTCTATGAATCTTGGCGGAGTACTAAGAATTAAAGAGGCACCGCCGCTAAAAATCTCAAGAGACCCAATTATGGTTGCTCAAAATGTAGAGCCAAATTTGTTTTTTAGAGATTTTTTTGCACTTTTGGATTCTGGCGAACAAACAAGCGTACAGTCTCTTTTAATAAACTCCCTTCCGCTTTTTAACACAGACACTCTTGGTATCTTTACGGGATACAAAGATAACAAAGTTTTGGCAAAGGGCGACACGACAACACACGTTGGTCAAAAATTCCTAGCCACCACAAATAATATACAGAAAATAAGGCTTCTTTTATCCGTATCTAATTCTGATTATTTTAATAGCTCAGACCTAAGGTGGGGTGGCGATCTTATCGTTAGCGTCTACCCCCTGCAATCTTCCGTTTCTTCTGTGTATGATATTGTTCCCGATTACGCAATTGACTTTCAACCATCAAGTAGACCAATTGCGCAGTTAACATACAGTTACGGCTCTTTGGCAAAAGAAGTTGGTGTTGTTCTGGATGACACCCCTCAGCCGGTTGACTTTGTTTTTAGCAACACCGTTTTGGCAAATGGATCTGCCATTGTTCCAGGTCAATATTATGCCGTTACTGTAAAAAGAGCGGGGGCAG